GATCATAACAAAGAAGGTAGTCAACATAAAGATAAATTGCGGCCCGTTGCGTTGCACCTCACCCGTTGTGCTGTATTGCAACGGCACCCGTAGGTGTTGCACTGCAATTTCGGGTACGGGATCCGGGGTGTTGTATTGCACTGGCACCCGTATGGATCCGGGCCAGCTCGGGCCCAGCTCGGGGCCGTAATGGGGTTGACAAGTACCAGGGCGATTTACTAGAACGGGGGCCGGGTTGGGTTGGTCCTAAATTCGAACGGGCCCGGCCGGGTTGGCCGGGCCCAGTTGGGCCGGGTTACAGATAGAATCTCCGGGCCCGGCCGGAGAGAATGAAACGAATTAAACGGGCTGAACGTAGCGCAACCCGGGCCCTTTCCCGGGCCGCATGAAAACAGGGAACACAATCATTTATTAAGTGACAATGGGCCGCACAACCTAACCCGAGATTGTGCGGCTGGCACTGCTGGCCGCGCATTAAATGCCCCGGCGGCCGGGAATAGGATCAATAAGAATGCCAGTCAAGGCCCGGGGCCGGGCCGTTCTCGGATCCGGGGCCGCGCCATCACATAATCCACAATTGGCACAATCCGTTAACCCGTAGGATTCGGGGCACACAATTTCATCCGGCCGAGGAAGCTCACCGGGTTTACCCACTCGATACCATCTAAACCCGGCCGCTTTGGCCGCTTCAATTGCGGCCCCAATATCGGGCCATGTTTGGCCGTCTATACTGGCCATAGATAACCCGGAAAATTCCGGGGCCGTTTCCCACTGGTGAATATAACAAGTGTGTTTCCGGCCGGAGATCAAGAAATTTTCCCATAATGAAACATCAACGGCGGCCGGGTCACCATAGGATCCGATACGCTGGCCCAGTGGAACAATTCGGCCAGTGCCGCCGATACCATGAACACGGGGCCCACACTGGGCCCGAGTATGTTTCTTGAAGTGGCGGCCCAGTTCGGGGAACCCGTGGTCCAGCTGGCACGATTTGCGGCATGGGATAGCGTGGCACGTTATCAGTGGCCGGATCCGGGCCGCACATTCTGAAAGTGAAACATATTCAACCCGGCCAGCGGCCCAACTTTCCCAGCTGGCCGCCGGGCCGCGTATTTGGTCCACATAACACGGTATATTCTCGGCCCCGTTTAAGTTGGCAATTTTCACCAGTACGGGCCGCAAGGCACAATGGCCGCAAATAGAATAATCACGGCCGGATCCATCGTTAGCCGCAACGGCCGGGTTAACGTCGGCCCGTAATATAAATGTTTGGATCATGTCGCCTGTTTTCCCGTTGATGCTCGGAGTATCCAACCCAACAACTAAGACAATAATCCGTTCTCCGTCTAGCTCACTCGGCCCGTCATAAATACAAACTGTGTTTTTATTCCAGCCGTTTAACCCGTAACCCGGAATAGTTCCCGGCCCCGTGGCCAGCTGGCCAACATGGGCCCGGCCATAGCAATTGCAGCTCATACCCTGAGGATGGCCACAATTAACGTATCGGCCGCCCCGGATCCACACTTGATTCTTATAGTCATATTGTGGATCCAGCCCGGGCCGGATCCGTTCCCGTTGCGTTGCGTTGCCTTGCATTACTTACTCCTATTGGCCAGTTGTTAAACGGGCCCCGACTGGCCGAGTCGGGCCCCAACTGATGGTACTAAGAACGGGTTAGCTAAACAAGTAAATGGGCTGGTAATGATTAGAGTAATAAATGCCGCCCCAGTTTTACGAAAATTTGTGAAAACTTTTCGAACTAATTCCCGTTTTAGTTGTGCTGCTTTTCTATGTACTGCTTCCAGATCCGGCCAGCTGGGCCCCGGATCCAGTGCCCCGGCTGCTAGTTGTAGCACCAGGGCAAAGTAAACGGAGCTCCGTTCCGGGCTGGGTACGGAGCAGGCACGGCGGCGGCTGGTACTGAAATGAGCCCGAAACGCAACGAATGGCTCGGAGCATTGCGGCGAGGGGGGCATGGCTTACTAATTGATATCTTAAGAGGCTTATACCCTTGCCAGAATTTTGCCGTTAAAGGGGGCCTTGTTACATGTAATTCATGTAATTTACATGTACTCAGGCACGATATTACATGTAATCCGTGTAATTTACATGTAACCGGGTGGTGTGACCCGGTACTGGTACATGTTTGTTTTTTAACAGTCTTTTACACACCCCCTCCCCCTTTAGGGGGATGGGGGGGTGTGTAACCAGTAACTGGTACAGGTTCTGGTATACTGGGGCAAAAATGGGAATCAGGTCACGCAGTTATCCATCCGAGGTAATCAATTCTGCCCTTCTCGGTTACAAGGGAGGGTATTCCCAGCGTCAGGTGGGGGAGGTTTTAAAGGTGCCCCGTACCACGGTAAAGGAGTGGATCCATGATTACAGGGACGGGTTGATAGTTAGTCCCGTGGTGCCGGACCATGCACATCACTGGGTGTTGCAGGAGGGTGCAGGTGCCATAGTTCCGGGGGTATGCAGGATATGTTTCAGCGAAAGGGAGTTCCCCACTCTGTTTTACGGTATATGGACGAGGAGCGAGGAAAAATGGAGCGGTTTGTCGGTAAGTTAAGGCCCCAGATATTTCTTTCTATCGTGTTGCTTGGGATAATTGCCATTGTGGGAATGAGTCTTGGAATGACCGAGGTGACTGTTGGCTGTGTTGCAGGTATCATTGCGTTATCCAAGGATGTTTTGCAGAGTGACAGCTAGATGACCAAGAATAAACCAAGGAACTGGCTAAAAGATGCTGTATGGGAAGCTGACACGCATCCTCAGCCACGGCATATAGATGCTTACTTTGGATTTTCGGAACCTGATGGTATTCAAACCTCTCTGGTCTGTTTGTACATGGGTCACGGGGATTGTGCCCTGAAGGGCTGTGGATGCAAATGTCACTGCTTGCTCAAGGGAGATTGATATGACCCATATACCGGGACACATAGAACCCCAACCATATCTACCCCCGGTAGGTATTGCTTCTGCCCGGTATGGGGGACCGCAGCCGTATGATCCTTTTACTGCATTTCAGAATACATTCGGTAATCGTAGTAACTACATCAGTGACTATACTGGTCCATGGTACAAGCACCCTATAACACAGATGATTCCTTTTGCAGGAACTGCGCTCCACTGGAATGATATGGGACCATGGGAAAGAGGGTTCTCAGTAGCTTCTGATGTTATAGATGTAGCATCACTGGGTTCTCTGAAACCAGTTACTGCTGCAATAGGTTCTATACCCAATCCTCTTGGTGTAGTAAGAAGGTTACCGGGTTGGGATAAAGATCAATACTTCATGCGTACTGGGCGACCGCCCGGCAGTGGGATTGAGGCAAGAGGATTTAAGCCACAGGTATCTCTTGGAGAGTTGGGGAACTTTCCTATTCCCCCACCAGCGTACACAGACTTGCCTATACAGCCGACAAAACCTTGGGTTAGGGGTGGAGAACCACGTGGAATATCCTCAAACTGGGGTCAGCCGGGTGGTTACCCGATGGAAAAAGGAGTGTCGTCTTACATGGCTAAACCCTTTGACCCCGGTGATGTACCTGTATCAACAGGGGCATTTGATGTAGCCGAAGAAGTTCCATCGGTATACGGTGGATCAGGGTTTTCTCTACAACATCCATTGACTAAACCTAGTGGTCAGACATTTAGTGCAGAAGAACTAGCCAATCCGAATCTGATGGTTCTTAGAAACCCTAAAGAATATATACAGAGCTTGGGTCCGGGTAACTTTCCTGTTACACGAAGTCCTCTGGAACATACGATCGGGGCATCCTATGGAAAGGAATTTGGATTAGGAGAAGCAAAGAGGCTGCAACAGCATTGGATGAAGCAAGGACTACCCTCTAAGCTTTTTGGACCAACTGGAAAGGGAACATACCGCATAGAAGGTAAAGCTGTACCTGAACTTGGTGCTGATCTGGAACATCTAATGGATTACTATCCCACCGCTAAGCAGTTACAAAGATTCGGCGCAGAGGATATAGCTATAGCCAGCCCTTCTTATTCTGCCCAGCTTTTCGGACACCTTGACCCATATGGCAGAAAGCTTCTTCCCGGTGGTGAGAACCCCTTCAAGTTTTTTGAAAACATGCCACAACTTGTTACGGCACCAGAGCAGGCGATACTGATTGCGGAAGCAATGAGGGCAATAAACGCATATATGGGGGATAAGAAGAAGAAACCTTCTAGGGGTAATGGAGACACAGGAGGATAAATGTCACGATCTAAGGAAGAGACTGTCAATGTTCAGGATGCCTTTCTTGCTGCCCACGGTGAAGTGGGCACCATCAGGAAAGCGTCCATTGCTGCCAGTGTGTCACGCTCCACGGTATACCGCTGGATAGACGACAACCTCTATGGGTTCAAGGACAAGTACGATGTCTCTCTGGCAATATTCAAGGAGTATCTTCAGGACCTGGCTCTTGAGAGGATCAAGGGGCAGGGGCCGAAGGATAACCCGGTTCTCCTTCTCGCCTACCTGAATGCATTCATACCTGAGAAGTTCAAGCGTGACAGTCAGGGAAGCGACTCCGTGTCGAAGGAGATCATGTCTGAACTCAAGCGTTGGAGAAAGGAGTCGGAGAAGATCAGGGACAAGGAGAATGTCGAGGAGATCGATGCTCGCAAGAACGCCATAGACGAGGTCGAGAAGATACTCTCAAGGAAGAGGGAGCCTGATGACAACGAGCAGTCCTGACGTAACGGAGTACCTGTTTTCCAAGCTGGGCTTTGAGCCTACGGAAAAGCAGAAGCCCATACTCGACTGCCGAAAGAGATTCGTACTGGTGGCAGGGGGTGAGCAGGCTGGGAAGTCTATGGTAGCAGCCAAGTACCTTGTGTCTAGGTTTCTTGAGAACGAGGAGCCGGGACTTTACTGGCTGGTAGCTGCGGACTATGAGAGGACTAGGGCAGAGTTTGAATACCTAACGCAGGACTTTGCGACACTGGGAGTACTCGATGAGGTAACCAAGCGTGTTGATCCCGGCAGGATCGTGCTTGCTGATGGAACTAGGATAGAAACCAAGTCGGCTAAAGACCCAAGGACGCTGGCTATGAGGGCACCCAATGGGATCATAGGGTGTGAGGCATCACAGCTGGACCTTGAGAGTTTCCACAGGATGAGGGGCAGGTGTGCGCCAAAGCGTGGATGGATGTTTCTTGGCGGTACCTTTGAAGGTTCGCTTGGATGGTATCCGCAGCTGTTCCAGCAGTGGCAGCACGGTGGAGAACAGGAGCAGTCCTTCTCACTTCCAAGTTATTCCAATGATCATTTGTATCCGGGGGGCAGGGATGATCCTGAGATACTCAGGCTCAAGGCTGTTGCCTCTGACGACTTCTTCATGGAGCGTATTGAAGGCATACCGACACCACCGCAGGGACTTGTCTTCGGGGAGTTCAGACCAGACATCCACATAAGTGATGAGGCAACATGGTCTGTAGGTGACCCTGTCTACCTGTGGATGGACCCCGGTTATGCTGGTGGATATGCGGTAGAGGTAGTACAGGATATAAATGGGCAGATATGCGTGATAGACGAAATCTACGAACAGGGCTTGATCACTACGGAAATGATCGATATAGCGAAGTCACGCCCATGGTGGAAAGATGTCCAAGGTGGGGTAATCGACATAGCTGGATACCAGCATCAGGCTATGTCTGCCCCGGCAGAGATATGGCTTCAGGAAACAGGACTATATCTT